GCGAGGCGCAACGATGCGAGAACTCGAAGGCATCGAATTGAAGTCGCGAGGCGGAACCCTGAATTACGCCCGCCGGATTCGCGCGCGCAATGGCCAATTACCTTGAACGGAAAGCAGCAGTAGAGGAGCGCACGTCATGACGAACTTATCGACCGAAAACGAGCAATTGGCTGATTGGCTTGAACAATATGACAAGGACTGGATCGGCACGAAAGGCAAAGACTTGACCGCCCGCCTTAATCGCATTGCCACCCTCATCCGCCAGCAATCAGCACGCATCGCGGCGCTTGAAGATGCGTTGCGGGATATAGCCGAGATGACAGAAGACCAGTGGCTATCGCGCGAAGCCACCGAGGCATTGGGCAAGGGGAGCGAGTAATCCTCCATGCTCTCAATGACCTACCCACAACTCCTCCGCAACGAAATCACCTACTGCGGTGAAGTTCTGGTCTTCCCCCGCCACCAGGCTCTATTCCTATCCCTAATCCTCATGCGTCCGAATGAAGTCATCCCCTATTCCGACTTTATCGAATACATCTGGCCTGATCCTGATCTTGAACCTATGTATGTCATCAATATGATACAGCTCTATAAAATCCGCATATTGCGAAGGTTGCCTCTGCTTTCCATAACTACCTACATTCGAAGAGGCTATTTCTACAACCGGCGATAAGCCATCATACCGAAAGGAAATTCTAATGTCCGAAGAAGTAATCACCAAGCCCAAATTCTCCGCCACGCCAGATCAGCAGAAAGCCCTAGACTTAATGACCGACTGGCTAGCCACATCTGGCAAGCAGCTGGAGAATGCCTTTTTCCTACTGAAAGGCTATGCTGGCACTGGTAAGTCATTCTGCTCTACCGAACTGACCAAGGGCCTACGTCCGTCGGAAATCTGCTTCACCGCGCCGACGAACAAGGCTGTGAAAGTCCTACGTAATTATCTCGACAACGAGGACTTAACCGGCGTTCGCACAGCTACGATCTACTCGCTATTAGGCCTTTCACTCCAAGCCAACGGTGAGGTCAAGGAACTTTCCAAGCCCGAGGAACCCATCGATCTATCCAACTATAAGGTCATTATCGTCGACGAAGCTTCCATGGTCAACAAGTTCCTGATGTCCGCGATCGAAGACGCCTTTCTCGACTGGAACGTCCCCTTCATCTTCATGGGCGACCCCGCGCAGCTTCCACCGGTCGGCGAGCTACGTTCCCCAGTCTTCTCTATCACCAACGGCTTCGAACTAACCGAGGTATTGCGCTATGGCAACTCTATGCTTGATCTCGCTACTGCTATCCGCAAGGTTGTGGATCACCCTTTTCCGTCCATCAAGATTGAAACTAATCCTCCTGTTTACAAGCTGTCTCGTAGTGACTGGCTTGATCGGATACTGGTAAACCTACCACTGATTGCTGAGGGCGATGCTAAGATCATCGCGTGGCGCAACGTGACGGTTGACAAGTATAACTCCTTCATCCGCGAGAATATCTATGGCAAGCCCCAGGCTCGCGCAAACACATGGCTACCCACCGATAAGCTAGTGGCTACTGCCATGATCAAAGACCTTGAAAACAACATCATCATGCGGACGGATGAAGAGGCTACAATCCTAGCTATTGAAATGGGCCAGCATCCTTTGTTCAAGGAGTTTGAAATCTACAACCTACTCGTCGAGAACGAACTAGGTAAAAAGCTAACCCTCCGCACCCTGACTGCAACCGGCGCATTCCAGGTCTCCAATCGCCTGAATGAACTATCTATGGAAGCCAAGTCCGGCAAGAAGTGGAAATGGCGGGAGTTCTGGGAATTGAAGGAAGCATTCGCAGAAGTTCGTCATAGCTATGCTATCACCTCCCATCGCTCACAGGGTTCATCCTACCTCAAAACCTTCGTCGATCTCGAAGACCTGATGCTGAACCGCAATCGGCAAGAGGCCTTCCGCAGCCTTTATGTCTCTTGCACACGGCAACGGGAAGAATTGTATATCGCTTAAACTATTAGTTGCATCAATCGCGATGCTGTTATATATTTTTATTCCGATCTAGAAAAGGAACTTTCATGACCGTATCCTTAGAAATCCAGCAGAAGGTTGCCGAGTGGCGAGATAAAGCTCGCGCGGGCACACTGACTTTGGATGAGATGAAGTCCGCCATCTCGTATCTCCGCGCGGAAAGACTTGCGATGCCACCGGCGAAGGCCAAAGCAAAAGCAGTCATCAATACCGATGATCTTTTCAATGAACTCAATTCACTCTAGGAGTCTTTATCATGTCAATGTCTACTAATCTTCACCAACCCGATTATATTTCAATTAATGAACTCTATCCTGCAAAGCCTGGAAACACCATTCATTTGGAGCTTTCCAAAAACGGTAACAGTGTATCTATATTCTTAACCGATGAGTCTCTAAAGCAGCTCGTCCAAGCCGCTCGTCGCTATGCAGAAACTCGTTCCAAGACCATTGTCATTGATATGGTCAGTGAACTTTTCAATCCAGTGGAGGCCGCCGATGACCTCCCCTTCTAACATCCTCTTCCCACCCGCCATCGACAGTACAACTCTCGCGGCATTCCGATCTTGCCCTCAGAAAGCTTTCCGCACCTATTTCCAACACTACAAGCCCCAATCCGACTCAGTCCACTTAATCGCAGGAGGCGCATTTGCAGACGGTATCGAAGCAGCTAGACGAGCTTACTTCGAGCGAGGAGAAGATAGCGACGCAAGTGTTGCAATTGGCCTCAAAGCTCTTATTGACCGATATGGCGATTTTGAGTGCCCTCCTGAGTCTGCCAAAAGTCTTGAGCGAACAGCTGGCGCGCTTGAATTCTATTTCGAACACTATCCTCTTGGCGCAGACGGCGCTGAGCCTCTGTCATTTCCAGACGGACGAAGGGGAATTGAATTTTCTTTCGCCCAGCCACTTCCAATCAACCATCCAATAACCGGCGATCCGATCTTATACACTGGTCGTAGTGATATGATTGCGACCTTCGCAGGAGGAGTCTACATCTATGACGAGAAGACTACAAGTCAGCTGGGAGCTTCATGGGGTAGACAATGGGAAATGCGAAGCCAATTTACTGGCTATTGTTGGGCTGCTCGCGAGTTCGGGCTTAATCCCGCAGGAGTCATTGTCAGAGGTGTCTCGATCCTTAAGACAAAATACGATACCCTCCAAGTCCCAACATATCGCTCTGGCTACGAGATCGACAGATGGGTCGATCAGACTTGTCGTGACATTGAGCGAATGATCTCTTGCTGGCGCGAGGGCTACTGGGACTACGATCTCGATCATGCCTGTGCGGAATATGGTGGCTGCTCCTTGGTCAACGTCTGCAAATCCGCAGAACCACAAGCCTGGCTCGACACCCATTTCACCCGTCGAGTCTGGGACCCTCTAGCCCGCGAAGAGAAATCTGTGGAGCAATACAATCACGATCTTCGCGTGATGATGGAGCTTCCCGTTGCCTAGCCCCATCCGCCTATACTTCGTCGGTGATGATTACTTCGGCTACGAAGTCCTCCCCGACATTCTATCCGCCGAACACTCGCGGCTAATCCACTGCCGCAAGTGCGCCACTGTTTACGCGCGCGAGATCGTTATCAACCGATCCGCAAAGCCAAACACGTGGTCTGCTCGGGGAGGCCTGTGCAAGCTATGCTCACCTGACCCTCACTGCCCGTATGTAGATGAGTTGCCGGGAGGTCTCCCCTTTTTTTCCAATCGCAAGAACCCACCATTCGACCTCGTTCGTTATCAACTATTAAGAGAACTGGACTATTTCTATGAAACCAACACCGCCATTTATCCTCCCCGGCGTCAACGTCTTGTTGATGGGGCCAGCAGGGACAGGCAAGACACACTCTATCGGAACGCTTGTCGAGACTGGGGTCGAGGTCTTCTACCTGGCTCTAGAGTCTGGGATGGAATCGCTGCTGGCTTATTGGACCGATCGCGGCAAGCCGATCCCACCCAATCTCCACTGGCATAACCTCCAAGGCCCTAAGGCCGGTTTCAAGGACATGATCGAAAATGCAACAAAAATCAACACGCTTAACCTCGACTCTCTCGCCAAGATGGTCGATCCCAATAAGTCAAAGCACAATCGATTTATATCTCTCCTACAAGCGCTCAACAACTTCCCCGACGACCGAACAGGTGAGTCTTTTGGAGATGTCACGGATTGGGATCAGTCAAGAGCGCTCGTCATAGATGGTATGACTGGGCTTGCGGATTGCGCAATGGCGCTCGTAGTCGGCGGGAAGGCTGTTAAAAATCAGAGCGATTGGGGCATTGCGCAGGATCAATTGGTCAAGCTTACCAACCAGCTAACCAATGCTTGCAAGTGTCATTTCATCCTAATCGCCCATGTGGAGCGAGAGACCGATATGGTGCTTGGCGGCGTGAAGCTAATGGTCAGCACTTTGGGAAAGGCCATCGCACCCAAATTTCCTTCCATGTTCTCTGACGTCATCCTTACCACCCGCACAGCTGACAAGTGGCAGTGGGACACCGCATCTACTATGGCAGATGTGAAGACTCGCAACCTACCTATTGCTTCTAATAACCCCGCCGACTTCAAGTTAATTATAGAAAAGTGGCAATCCCGAAATAAAGTAGAGGCTTAATATGAGTGCTACCTACACAGCTTGGTGTAAGCAGCCATTGGACGCCGCCTCACCTATAAGGATTTGATCGCATGAAAATACACGCTGTCTCTGCCCTCGGCTCTGAAACCGCTTGTGGCATGATAATATCGGAACGGCTTTGCAGGGGAGAGTCCCGCCTTGTCGAACGAAAGCGCGGGAAGCCAATACACGCAAGCACATACTGGCAGATTCGCGGACAAAGCGACGTGAGTTGCGGAAACTGCTTGAAGGTGATGCCATGAGCGACGCCATCAAAGCCATCCTCGACGCGGTAACAACCCGCGTCCTCTCTTACCGTCCAAAGGACAAAGGCCAGCAGGCAAAGAAGATCGAACGCCGCGTGAAGCGGCAGCGCAAGAAAGACGAGGCTTAGGATGGGAGGGAGTCATGTATATAAATCCCAAACCAAAGACCACGTATCAGGGGCTATAAAAGACCCGATAACAAATCAGGCATAACTGGAGTTATTTTCCACAAGCAAACTCAAAAATGGAGAGCCTATTGCACGGATAAAGGACGTCAACAAGTTCTTTATGCAGGTAATGATTTCTTTGAAGCTTGCTGCAAAAGACGTTCTTATGAAGTTTCTCAAAACAAGAAACGACTTGAGCATTTCAGTTGACAAATGGTCATCCCGTAATAAACTGGACAACCCGAACAAGGAGTCCACCTCACCCAATAGCCAGTAATCGAGGCGACTGGCCATAGGCACGTCATCCCGTCGTGTCTCTCAGCCTCATCTTCAACCAGCAACAGAAAGCTACTACTATGTCTTTTGATCCTACAACATTCCTTAACGCAACCACCGACGAAGCACTTGACACCAAGGTTCTCCCCTGCCCTGAAGGCGAGTATCTCGCCGTTGCCGAAAAGGTAGAAGTGAAGCCTTGGGCTTCCAAGGATGGTTCTTCTTCCGGTCTCAAAGTCGAGATCGTCTGGGACATTCAAGACGAAGATGCCAAGGAAGCGGCGGGTCGCACGACCCTTCGTGTCCGCCAGCAGCAGATGCTTGATCTCACAGACACCGGACAGCTGGATACTTCCAAAGGCAAGAATGTCGGCCTCGGCCGTATTCGGGAAGCCCTGGACCTGAATGCCCCCGGAGAACCATTCTCCTTGGGCATGATCCAAGGTCGGATGGCCAAGGTCAAGGTATCTCACCGCATCAATGGTGAAGATATCTATGATGAAGTCAAGGCGCTTGTCAAGGCGTAACTGACGCCGAAACTCGGGAGGGTTGCTAGTTGCCCCGCCGCCCTCCCATTTTTTCTGGAGATACCTATGCTCGACAACTCGCAAATGGAGCTTGCAAAATTCGCTCTAAACAATCTACAATCTTCGATCTACCAAGCCAATGTAAAAGCTGGCTGGTATAAAGACCCGCGCACTGGCCGACAACTCAATCGCAATGTGATGGAAATGCTTATGCTCATCACGACAGAAGTTGCGGAAGCTGCGGAAGGCTGGCGGAAGAAGCTGAATGACAACCACCTGCCAGAGTATCCGATGATCGTTGTTGAACTGGCGGATACCTTGATCCGTTGCTTCGACCTCGCGGGCTATCTGACAACCTTGATGCCAGAAGCCAAAACCAACCTCGGCGATGCGTTTATCTCCAAGCTAGTCTACAACTCCCTTCGCGCGGATCATAAGCTATCCGAACGTGCGAAGCCCGGTGGAAAGTCCTGCTAATGTCACATTCAATTCACTATGAGTCTATCTCCATCTCCCCCGACCGCCAGCGGCAGGACTTTGAGCCAGAGTCGCTGACAGACCTAGCCAATAGCATTTCAGCCATCGGGCTGTTGCATCCCCCAGTGATGCGAGAAACGCCTGATGGCCTAGTCCTAGTGGCCGGTGAGCGCCGTTTGCGCGCAATGGAGCAGCTATGGATGATGAACGAACCCGTGCGCCACAACGGCGCGATATTCCCGCCCTACCACATCCCCTATGTCACCTTGGGCGAACTCTCCGAAATGGAAGCCGAAGAGGCTGAACTCGACGAGAACCTAAAACGCCGCGATCTGACATGGCAGGAGCAATCCGCCGCCATCGCGCGGCTCCACGCCCTGCGCATGAAACAAGCCGAGGCTATCGGTGCGCGACAAACTGTTAAGGCCACTACCGCTGAACTCCCTACCGGCACATCAGTCCCTGGCTTATCAACCGCGTCGGAAACCGACGTTAAAAAGGCCATCCTGCTCGCGGGCCATCTCGACAACCCCGATATCGCTAAGTCCAAGTCCGTAAAGGACGCTTTCAAAATCCTGCAAAAGCAGGAGACTAGGAGACAAAATGCTGCCCTCGCGGAACGTATCGGCAAGAACTATAATTCTTCTGTTCATAGTCTTATCAACGCCGATTGTTTACATTGGCTGGAGACTTGTCCAGATAATTCATTCGATGTGATTTGCACTGACCCACCCTATGGCATGGATGCTCAGTCCTTCGGAGACGGCGCAGGGACTATGGGCAATGCGGAGCATCACTACGACGACAGCCAAGACTCTTGGATCACCATGATGTCTCGCCTGTGCCCATTGCTCTACCGCGTAGCCAAACCCCAAGCCCACGCCTATATCTTCTGCGACTTTGATCGCTTCCACCACCTCAAACTCGAAATGCAGAAAGCAGGCTGGTATGTCTTCCGAACTCCACTTGTTAATTATAAACCTCGATCCGGACGGATACCTCTTCCAGAACACGGACCTAAGCGACAGTATGAACTTATTCTCTACGCTATCAAGGGACGCAAGCCTGTCACTGCTATATACTCAGACGTTATCTCAACAGTGCTGGAAGAAAATCTCACCCACGGAGCTCAGAAGCCTGTCGAGTTATACGTCGATTTGCTGCGTCGATCAGTTAAGCCCGGTGATGCAGTTCTTGATGCCTTTGCTGGAACCGGAACCATTTTTCCTGCCGCGCATGAGTTGAAGTGTCGCGCCACTGGTATCGAACAGTCCCTCGAATACTACGGCATCGCTGTCCAACGCCTTAACTCCGTCGACGAAGCACCCGCGCTAATCTAATGCTCCTAGGGGGAACTTATGCTGCTACCTTCCGGGCCTTCCAACGCCCGCTTAATGATCGTCCAAGACAATCCCGGCTATGAGGAGATACGCAATAATGACTGGTTTCAAGGCTCCGCAGGAAAGGAACTCAACCGCATCCTTGAAGAAGCCGGGACCTCCCGATACCAATGCTTCATTACGGGACTTCTACGCGACCACACACCCTTCAATGATGCAGAGCGCCTGTTCGCTCGCTCTCGGCGGGAGGAAACCCCCGCGCACAAGCCGCTGCATAACAAAATGGTCTTGGGGCCTATCATCGAGGGTCTACGCAGACTCGAGGCCGATATTGACCTTGTTCGGCCGCGAGTTGTCGTTGTAACCAACAACGCCGCGCTCTTCGCCCTCACCGGTAAATGGGGCGTTAAGTCCTGGCGCGCCAGCCATATCCCCTACACCTCTCCGAAAGGCCATCGCTGTTATGTCATGCCGACTTATTCGCCGTCTTACATCATGGCTGTTTGGAAAGACCGCCAGATCGTTGTCAACGACTTCCGAAAGTTTCTATCCGTCAGTCTCTTGGATAGCCTTCCTGAACCACCCGACTACAACTTTATTATTCGACCGAATTTCTCAACAGCTGTCTCTACACTACGGTCTCTCCTATCGCGATGCGCTTCGCAACCTACAAGACTATCTGTTGACATTGAGACTCGAGGAGGCCACATTGCTTGCACAGGAATTGGCTGGTCTAGAACAGAGGCAATTTGCATCCCGCATCTACGCGTTGGGGAAGGAGATCGAGTTAATTACTGGTTGGAGGCAGAGGAAGCCGTCATCGTCCACCTCCTCTACAAACTCCTAACCCATCCTAATGCCGAGATCATCGGGCAGAACTTTCTGTATGATGCTCAATATTTCCACCGCTGGTTTCACTTCATTCCCAATTTCCGCCGCGATACAATGATTGCTCAGCACTGCCTGTTCAATTCCATGTCCAAGGGCCTGGACTTCCTCTCATCCATCCACACATCTCACCATGTCTATTGGAAAGACGAGTCAAAAAACTGGGACCCGAAGCTCGGCGAGGAGCAGTTGTGGATTTACAACTGCAAGGACTGCGTCGTGACCTTCGAAGTCGATGAATCACAGCAATCCGCCATTAAGTCATTCACCCCATCCTGGCCTTCCCTGCCCGCCGTCCATGAATTCCAACAATCCTTATTCCACCCCGTCCTTGCAACTATGAACCAAGGGATCAAAGTCAATGGGCAATCGAAATCACAACTCGCGGAAAAACTCTCTGCGGCAATCGCAGACCGCGAGAAATGGCTGGTTGAAGCAGTCGGCCACCCACTCAACATCAAGTCCCCCAAACAAATGTGTGACTTCTTCTACCGAGAACTCGCACAAAAAGAAATCAAATCCCGAAAGACTGGCAACCCAACTTGTGACGACTCTGCACTGGAAACCATCGGTTCCCGCGAGCCTCTACTGCTCCCTCTGCTTAAAGTCATCGCCGAACTACGAAGCCTTGGTGTCTTCCTGTCCACATTCATCGAAGCGCCGGTCGATACGGACGAACGCATGCGCTGCTCGTTTAATATCGCGGGCACTTCAACGTATCGCTTCTCATCGAGCGAAAATGCTTTCGGATCGGGGATGAACCTACAAAACATACCTTCTGGTGATGAAGAGCACGATCTGCCGAATGTCCGCGAGCTATTTCTCCCCGATGAGGAAATGGAGTTCTTCGATATCGACCTTGACTCCGCCGACCTCCGCATCGTTGTCTGGGAGTCCGACTGCACTGAAATGAAGCAGATGTTTGCCGAGGGCTTGAAGCCCTACGTCGAAGTCGCAAAGGAATACTACCGTGACCCTACGATCACTAAGCACCATCCATCTTATCGCCTATTCAAAGCCCTCTGCCACGGCACCAACTACCTCGGAACTCCTTCTGGCCTATCATCCCGCATCGGGCTGGTCACTCATGAAGTGGATCGCATTCAGAAGTGGTATTATTCTAAATTCCCTCAGATCAAAACATGGCAAGACAACATATGTGCTCATCTACGTTCTAAGAGATATGTTGAAAACGTCTTCGGCTACCGAATGTGGTGGTTTGATAGAATTGAGGGCACGATCTTTAATCAGGCTGTTGCAGCCATTCCTCAATCCACGGTGGCCTGTCTCATCAATCGAGGTTATAGAAATATCCATAACCGAGGAGACTCCACCAAGGTTCTCCTTCAAGTTCACGATAGTCTCGGAGGACAGTTCCCCGCCAGTCTTCGTGTGCAGGCTCTCGCTAACATCCGTGAAGACTGTGCTGTTGCCTTACCTTATCCAGAACCCTTGATCATACCTGTGGGAATTAAGACCTCGAAAGACTCTTGGGGGGCTTGCTCATGAGAAGTAAAGTTCAAAAATTCTATGTAATCTATCAAGGTATGCATAGACGATGCTATGATGAAACTTATCATTCTTTTCATCGTTATGGTGGAAGGGGCATAAAAGTCTGGGAAGGTTGGCATGATTATCAGCAATTTAAGAAAGATTTAATGGATCAGTGGTGTGAAGGCATGAGTCTTGATAGACTTGACAATGATGGGGATTATTCACCTTTTAATTGTGAACTTGTTCCTAAAGAATTGAACAATAAACCTCGAAAAATAGACTATAAGGAACTTATGGAATTACGAGAACAGGGTGTTCCTTATAAGGAACTGGCTGATTATTACGGTGTTTCCCTCAGTGCCGTAAATGCGGCTGCTTATAAGGTGCGCAATGGCAAGGCATTTCAATAATTGGCTACAAGCTTATCTTGAATACTCTAGTCATTCTGAAGCGCCTAAACATATGCACTTCTGGACAGGAGTTTCTACAATAGCTGGCGCCCTACGCCGTCGCGTCTGGCTTGACATGGCCTATTTCCGCTGGCATCCAAACTTCTACATCATCCTTGTCGCACCTCCCGGGATCGTGTCTAAGTCCACAACCGCCGGCATCGGTATGCAACTCCTCAAAAAAGTCCCCGACATTAAGTTCGGCCCTGACGTAGTAACTTGGCAAGCCCTCGTCGGTGCCTTCGCCGAGTCTACAATGACCTTTTCCTATCAAGGAGAATACCATGAAATGTCCGCCCTCACCATCGAGTCATCAGAATTTGGAAATCTGCTTAATCCTCAAGACAAAGAAATGGTTGATCTGTTGGTATCCCTCTGGGATGGAAAGCCTGGAGCCTTCGAAAAGCGAACTAAAGGCTCTGGGACTGATCTTGTCGTCAATCCTTGGATCAACCTTATCGCTTGTACCACGCCAGCTTGGATTGCAGGTAACTTTCCAGAATATATGATCGGCGGAGGATTTACCTCCCGCTGTGTCTTCGTCTATGCAGAGAAAAAAGCCAAATATGTCGCTTACCCCGGCATGCACGTTCCGAAGAACCTCGCGCAACAAGCTTCCATGCTGATTGACGATCTCATCGAGATCTCCAACATGGCTGGCGAATACCAACTAACCCCCGCCGCGTATAAATGGGGCGAAGCCTGGTATACCAAACACTATTCGGAAAAGAACCTCGATCTCGATGACGATCGCTTCGGCGGCTACCTAGCTCGTAAGCAAACTCACATCCACAAACTCGCCATGATCCTCGCGGCCGCCGAAGGTCATCGCCTCATCATCACCGACGAGCACCTCGCCACTGCCAATACTATGGTTTCCGACCTTGAACCCGACATGCAATTCGTCTTCTCCAAGATCGGCAAAACCGAGGACTCCCTCTACATCGAACGCCTCATATGGTATGTTCACAAGCGCGGCGGATGCAAATGGGACGAGGCTTATCGCTTCGTCCACACACAATTCCCAAAACTCTCTGATTTCGAAGGCGTCATCACAGGAGCCATTCGCGCGGGTTATTTAATCCTCAAACCCGTAGGCTCTACCATGATGCTAATGCCGGGAGTGACGTTGCCATCAACCTCCCGGCCAGATTCTCTCTAAGCCGCCGCGTAATACGCGACATTGATCTTTGCACTAGCAGTCTGCTCAATAAACCTTAATTTGCTCATCTGTTTCGCTGTATAGATAAGCGTCTGACCCACGGCCAAGGGCATGCCTACTGAAGTCGTGGGATCAGTTCCATCATCACGCCACCTTACCGCTTGGCTCTCCGGTATCACCATAATCATCGAAGTCCCTACCGGCAGATTAGTCAACGCTGTAGATGCCGCCAGCGAGGTTAGCTGCTCCTGCAAGAGTGCCCGTTCCGCTATAAATCCGCCTTGCATTTTATTTCCTTTCTAATTAGATCGGTATAAATTCTAATATCCCGATCTGGTTATATTTAGCTTTTTGTCAAATCTTGCAATTCACTATGCAGCGCATCGGACTTCGCCATAGCTGCTGCCAATGCGTTCTGTAACTCCGCCTGTTCGTGCGGCTGAAAGAGGTTCACTATCTCATCAAACAACTGCTTGAACCCAGGAGCCGCCGAACCCACTGTCTGCACGATCTGCAAGATCTTCTGAAAATCCAACTGCATGATTAAAATCCTTTCAACAAAGTCATCATCGCACTGATCGCAGCTCGCGCGTCGGACGAAGCACTGAGATAAGAGTCAGCATTCCCTGCCTTATAAGCATTCCGCACGGCCAACACCGCATTGTAAGCCATCTGGTCGGCATCGCGCAGTGTCTTCATCTTATCCTGTGGCACCACGCCTGCCTTGATCGCGGTAACTGCGCTGAACGCAGCGGCTTGGTAAGCCAACTCCATCCCCAGTGCAATGCGCTCATCCAGCACCGTCTTTTCCGCCACATCCTTCGGGCTATTGGGTATCCCCGCAAGCCCTGTGGGCACACTGCACGCGCTAAGCGTTACAGCTGCCAATGCCACCAATATCTTCTTCATAACCCAGTCTCCTTATTCCGCCGCTCAATCGACCGAATTGCACTATCAGCCACTTTTCGACCCGTTGCCGTGGAGCCATACTCCGACTGCACAACTGCCGAGCCCCAGCCAAACACTATACCCAAAGCCAGCAACAATGGCTCTTTATTTCCCTCGGGTATCTCGATAATATACAGCCCCGCGAACCCTAGGAAGCTTCCCAACACACAGATCATCCCTACAACTCCGCGGAACCATGTAGTTTCTTTCGCCGGTGCTTGTTCTTCTTCCATATTACTTCACCAAGCCAGGAGTATAAACCGTCCGCATGATCCCCAGTCTATTGCGCTTTCTTTCCGCCGTCAAGACCTGTCCTCTAAGCCTCGTCGTCGGCAACGAGCAGTGCACCCATCCGCTATGTGGATCGCCCTTGACATGGAACTCCAATATCAACTGCCCGAATTGCTTGATATTTTTATTGCACCACACTGCAAGTTCGTAGTTGCTAACCCCCGGCACCTCAAAGTCCACGGCTTCGCCCTGCATGTGCTGCGAGGTCTTAGAAGCCCCTGCTGTCACGGCGTTTAGAGCCGGTGATCTGTAGCCACTATTAGGGGTGATTGGCACCCCATAATGCGCCCTGACAGGTTCTAGAATCGTCACTGCGACCCGTTGCAACCGCGCGATGATCTTTTTATCCCGTGGGATATTGTCAATCCCCCTACGCGCCGCCAGATCGCTAACGCATAATTCTTGCAAGGAAAAGTGTTCTGATAACATCATATCAATGAACTCCTGGAGTCTTGATCGACTCCCAAATAGTTTGAAGGAACGCGCCGATGCTGCCAGCGATGAGCGAGACTCCGAACAAAAGCCCCATGCCTTTGTTCTTGAACTCTAGTAAGTGATCTACCTGCTCTCGGGTCTTATGATTATGCTCGCGGAACTCTTCTCGAAAGATACTAAGCTCCCGCCGAACTGCCTCGATGCTCGAGGCCAATTCCCCCAACATTAAGCTCGTCTGATTAACATCACCATCTGCCATTGTTAAGCTTTCATGATGTAGCAAAGTGCGTAGTAGGGCGGGAGATTAGCATTCGTGGCACTGGAACCTTGGGTATTCGACGATGCCGTGATACCTGTCGAGGCCGCTACGTTGGCAACAGTAATGCCTGTGGAAGCTGCAGCTGACGTGCCGTTCGACGCTGTGGAGTTAACGCCCAACTGTGTCTGGATAGTGCCGCCGCTTGAGGTTCCGCCGGGAAGGTTGTGTGTATGAGTTGGATCAGTGACGTTCGCGGTGTGAGTGTGGGTCGGATCAATGATAGTGATCGTGTGACTGTGGCTTACCAACGTCGCGTTAGCCGAGCCGCCGGTAGCGCCTACTGCATAAGTAGTCCCCGCGCCGACTACAAACTTATCCCGCAAGTCGGGTGTCCCACTAGCACCATTACAAAGCAACCAACCAGCAGGTATCGCGCCGCTCGATCCCGACCAGATCATAATCACACCAGCAGGGAGCGCAGCTAGGATCGCCGCCGTGACAAAAGCCGTTGTCGCGAGGCTCGTGTCGTTATCCCCAGGACTTGGCGTCGGACCTGTCGGATTACCCGTAAACACTGGGCTGTTGATGGGCGCGTAAGCATTCGCAGTTAATTGGTTCTGGACAAATGCTGTGGTAGCAAGCTGCGTTGTGCTCGTCCCATTAGCCGCTGTTGGAGCCGCCGGCACACCAGTGAATGTTGGGCTTACGGTAACAGCTACTTCCGCGCCGCCGAGAGTGATCGTAGTCGCTCCAAGCGTCCCTACATTCGTAAGGTTCTGTCCATTCCAATTAATCGGTCCCGAGGGCTTTCCCTGCCCATCCCGTGTAATGCACAAGGACAACCCACTCGCAATGTCATTAATTACTGCGTTATAGTAAGTCGCTGAGATAACCGCCCCTCCCACTGCGGGGAAGTTCGGCGCTACTGCTGGCGTGTAAGTTCCTGAGCCGTCAAAAGGCATTGTTATTGTCCTTCTTGAGATTTGAGATAGTCGGCCAGCTCGATTAAATCTGGATCATTCTTCTTCCGACCTTCTTGGGCCAACAGATTTATCGTCGAATTGTAAGTCGTCGAGGGGATAACTTCATGACTTGCAAGCCATCTAACCACATGCGGATTAGTCATCCAGCCTGCCAGTGTTCTAGCTGACAAGACAACCGCTCCAGTGCTGGCTATGGCCCCTGCAAGCGCACTACCAGCATTAGCTACTTGCCCACCTGCTGTTGCGCCGCCTGCCGATGCGAGTAGATACAAGGGCATCTGGATACCCAATGATCCTTGACTACCTGCTTGAATACCAAAGTCCTTATTTCCTTGCCCGATCCGCTGCAAGGTCGTAGACAGCTTATCCAGATCAGAAGTAAACTCCGGCCCCAAGTGCCCAAAAATAACCTTCTTCGCCGTTGGATCAAGCGCATTGATATTCCCAAACAATTTCGTAAGATCGAACTCATCCGGATTAGAAGGCGTAGTCCTCGCCATCCGCCGCATAAAGCCAGCAGTCAATATCTCCTTCGCCTTCGGCGTAAGCACATTATAAACTGCTCGCACTGTGGAAGGGCCACTCTTCGTCGCGCCGAAGGCAGCTTCAAAAACTTTCTCCGTGCCACCATTTTTATCAAGAACTGAACGCAGCAGATCAGCTTGCTTGTGGTAATTGATCTCCCATTTATTCATATCGTCAAAAGCTTGCTGTGCTGCTGGAGACTGAGTTTTCATGAAGTTCTTTACGTCTTCAGTAATGCTGCCGCTGAGACGCTTCAGTTCACCTGAAGGAATATCACTATTCACCACAGAGTCATCAAGCAACGACCCGATACGAGTCTTCATCCAGCGAACACCTGAAAGCGGCGCGCCGAAGACTAGCTGCGACTGTGGCACTCCCGCAGCCAATTGCTGCTTCTCGTAAATCGCCATATCCTTCCGCCAGCTACTGCGGAGTTCTTGGAACTTATTCAAGTTCGGCGCCAGCACACTGTTCTTCGAGCTATTCGGCAGCACAGCATTCGGAGCTGCCAGTTCATCAATAGTCGTGTTCAAGTTCCCTGCCTGAACCATCGGATCACCGGGAATGTGCTTTGAGATTTCCGCCTGAAGTGCTTCCCGCTTCGCCTTAATAGCTGGCTTAGCAATATCCGTATATTGGTTTTCTATGATCTGCCCAAGCCGCTCTGGCGTGGTAACTGTGGCTGGCGCGAGCTCGTCCGCGCGTTCAAGGAACTTATCCCCAATAGCTGCTTGCTGGCCTCGGTAAAAGTCTCCCATCTTCCCGCTAGAACCATAGAACTTCGAAAGGAAAGACTCCAACCCCTGAGCCTTATTTCCGCCGGTTAGCTGTCCGACACTTGGCGTATGCCCAGAAGTCTCAAACGCATCAAGCATCGGTGCTAGCTTCCCGGGAAGCCCACCAGTAATGACCGGCTTTGTAAGCGAAGATATGATCTGTGGAGAAAGTCCTGCCGCCAAAGCAGCTGCTACTTGTTGCCCCTGTGAACCACCCTCTTCTCGCACCAACCCACTAGCACCACCGCCAAGTCCACCACTAACCACTTGTGCCACAGGTCTTGCAGCTACACGTCCTAACAATCTTTCCGTAGCTCCGGGGATTAGACCTGCCGCGCTACTAAGTCCACCAGTAGTTACAACCCCAGACGCGCCAGAGACAATGTCCCCAAAAATCCTCTGTCCTGAAGTCTCCGGACGCATGGCTCCAAGCTTGTCCATTCCAAGATCAACAGCTTGCTGTGTGAAGCCTGGAGTTTGTGTGACAAAATCAAATCCCATGCCCGGAAGTGCCATAGCACCTTGAGCAGCTGCGCGAGCAACTAGCCCGACTTTATTGTCCAGCAAGCCTTCCGAGTCTCTAGGGTCAGCAGACTGCTGATGAAGTGACTTAAACCTATTAATATCCGAAGGCAGATACATCTGCTTGGCGACTTCGGGCGGAACTTGATCCACAATCATATCAGTGGCTTTATAATGCACTCCCGGCTGAGGGCGCGCAACAGCAGAGTCACCAATCTGCCGAATTACTTGTGGCCCTTCCGGCGGACGAGCCTTAGCCGTGAACTGCTGATACATGTCAGCTTGCTCTGGTGTAAGCTGATTGATATAGGCATCTTGCTCAGCCTCCGACCGCATAGCTGCGAGATCAGCGTCAATGTCCTCAGCAGTAAGATCAGGAGTAGGTTTCGCGCGAGCCATTATTGCCCCCTATTCCGACGAAAAGCTTCCTTCACCATAGCTGCTTGCTGTGGCGTAAGTCCCTGTGTTGGGGATTTCGGCGGAGCCATAGAACCTTTCGGATTGGCTCTAGGAGCCGCAGCAGGAGGCTTCGGCAGATACTCTGGCGGAATATCCACTCGATAAAGCTCCAACGCTGGCCCCGCTCCGGGAATTTTCGTAGCACGCTGGTAAAGCTCATTATGATGCTTCAACTGCCAAAGATTAGTCCGCTTTGTAATCCGCACAACTTCAGCAATTTCTGCCGGAGACATAGAGTCGATCTGATCAGTAGTTGCGCGTTCGAGCAACTTGCCTTCGTTATCCGAAACCGAACCTTGGCCTTTCAACTTCCCGCGCTGGTTGAGCACCAAGGTTGCAAGTCCCTGAATACCCGCACGAGTTTCCGCCAGCTTCTTGTCATCCCCGCCGAAAAGCCTACGCGCAGCCATTGACCACGAAGTTCCTGGGCCAGTAATCAACTTGCCGCTGGAAAGGGTAGCTTCAAGTGCTTTAACTGTATTCAGGGACTCCAAGGCACCCGTAGCTGCGGCTTGGCTTTCTGAAAGAATCTGCTCTGCACCGTCGCCAAAGGCCTTGGCTGTATTAACTTCAATCTTCGTCGGACCGGGATTGCCAGCTTGGGCAATCTGTGTTTTAGCACCTAGCAACGGAGCATTGACCTGTGGCTTACCGTCAGGTCCTAGTATTACAAGATTACCTTGATTCTGCGGCAACACAGTTCCTGGAGCTTGATGCTGAAGAGCAGTAGCTACTCCATTAACATCTGTAATGACTGGCGGAAGCTGCAATCCGCCAGCAACTGGTCTTTGGCCACCAGCTTTGTCAAACTGCACAGTTATTGGCTTACCATCAGGTCCAAGCATTTCCTTTGGATCGCCAACTTCCTGCTTATTCTTCAGCCCAGCAGCTTGCGCATCGAGAAATGGCTTCATCCTCGGCTCAAGCCAACGATTGCCACCATGCTTTTGAATCATAGTGTCGATTGGCAAGCCAGCAGCTACATCCGCGTCAAAAGCTGCGTTGGCTTTAGCTGCTTCAGCCTTGATAGCTTCTTCCACCCCTGCCTGTTCTTTATCAGCATCTTTTTGTAGATTTCTCCCTGCCCATGCTTCAGCCAAATTGCCAAGCACCTGCGTCCACGATCTTGCATTATCAGGCATCCGGGAAGCTAGAAGTGCTTCTGCAATCTTCCGCTTTGAAGCAATCGACGACTGCACATGCTCATAGCCTGTGGGGATATAAGGTGTATTGGAAGCTTTTTCTGAAAGAGGTAGATCAGCCATCTTACATCACCCCACGATAATCGACTTGCAGGAAGCCGTTAGCATCCATAGACACCTTGTCAGGATATTTCTGCATAACCTCATCCGCCATAAAGCCCAGTTGCCGCGCGCCGTCGCTGAGGTAGTCGAAGAGGTAAATACCCAACCCGCTAATCGAAGTTCCAAACTTTACAATATTCTTCTTCAATCTACGATCAGAGGACTTAATTGCAGCTGCACCCAAGGTTCCCAAGCCACCGAGCAACGAACTAAACCCTGCCATCTTCTGCTGATAAGCCTGCAACTGTGCTTGATACTGATCATTAGTCGCGGCGTAGATCGGAGCCGCTTGCACCTGCGCGCCTGTGCTAACATCGCCAAACTGCGGCATCGAAACTTGGTTCCCCGTTCTCAATGCATTAAGCATGTTCAGCGGCTGATTCTTGAAGTAATCCGCTTCTTGCAATGCTTGCTGTCGCGCTTGATTATTCATCTGACTGCTTGCAAGTCCCTGCCCAAACGTAGCTTCCGCGGCCTTGTTTACAAAGTCTCCCTGCTGAACCGCCTCGCCAAATCCTTGCTGGCGGATACCCATCGCATCGTCGAAGAGTCGCTGCTGTTCCTGACTGCCCGCAAGCACAGCTGCAAGCCGCTGATCATTAACACCTCTGTTAAAGGTATCTTCATCCCAGTTCCGCGCCTGGCTTCCAATATGCAATCCCTGATTAGCCAGCTTGTTATCCAGCGCCGCGCGATCCCTATCGATATAAGGCTGCATGCGATCCATGAGCGCTTGCGTGACTTGATCCCTCTGCGCGCCGAAGTCGCTGCTGGAGGGCATAGCACCTAGATGGCTAAGATCATACTGTGATTGAAACTGTGTCGAGCCTGGGGCACCTGACAGCTGCGGAGCACCGTTGATGTTCGTCGGACTGGCACTCGCTGTATCTACATACCCAATTCCGCGCTTGGCCAAGTCATTAAGCGCAATCGAAATCTGAGTGTTCTGATCATAAAGCCGCTGTTGATCTGGGCTAAGTGTCGTCGTCGCAGTCGTGCGCGGAATGACTGTCCCGTCCGGAAGCCTATTCCCTCCAGCATAGTCATAGCTAAAGGTCAGACTCCCGTCTGGCCCTACTTGATTAGGCTGGTTGAGGTAGTTAGTCGCAAGCGCGCTGTTAAGGTTTGCATCACCTTGTGCTTTCGCTGCTCCAACATAATCCGGTGCTTTAGGAGCCTTGGGCTTCCCCACGATATTTTCCCTTCAAGTCTAGCCATCTACAAGCCAATCTATCCATCGTATAGATTAGCAAATCCCCTTTCGGGCTGGCGTGCTTGAGGGTAGCCTCGACGCTAAAACCAATATGCTCAATGAACTTTCGACACTGGCTATTGGTGCTCTCTACTGGAGAGATGATCTTATTAACTACTAATTCTTCAAATGGGTAATGGAACGTATACCAAAGGAATTCCCGATTGAGCCAGTCTTTTCCTGTTCCTGCGCAGTGGAGCATGACACTGGCTCCATTATAGTCCGAGAACAAGCATCCCGCCACAATTCGATTATCGTCCAATAGTCCGATTGTGCTTCCTCTTCCGTTAACCCATTGACCATCTGTTTGCTCCATGATCCAAGGGCCAATAATATGATCTGCCCCAGTGATTACGTGCTTCACAAAATACCTGCCCGCCGCACTGCGAAGTCGGTGGAAGTCCATGAGAAACTAGCAGTGCTTGTGGTTAATTGCAAGCGGAAAGAATGAAGGTAGCCCAGATCGTTGGGGATGGTAATCCACTTTGACTCGACGGCGGATAGTCCAGAGTCCCAAACGCCAGTGCCCCAGAGGCTTAAATCCCAAACAGCCCCGGTGCCTGTAGGAGTGTAAGAGACCGTAGTATCTCCACTGAAGGCTTTGTAGTCTGCATCAAAGGCCATTACCAACTGCGCGGAGCCAGCTACTGCGATATTCGGGCGGGCAAGAACGATGTTCTTTTGACCCTTGACTCCGAGGTTGTTATATGCCTGTGCTACTTGCCCTGTGATCGGAGCCGTTCCATCAACATTGCCAGTCCAGGCTTTTGCGACTGTTGTCCCGCCAGCGAAGAATAGGCTGTCGCCAACCATAGCCCAAGCAGTAGCATTCCAGCCAAAGAACCGACACCAGGACTTTGTAATATCATTCATCACATATTGGTAAGACAACGTGTCGGCGGAAACTGGGATATTAACAATCAGTGCGTTGACTTCAGGATATGGTGTGATCGACCAACCGAAGTTATTGCCGTAAGTCGAGGTTGCGTCCAGAAACGCTCCGTCGATCTTGAAGCTAAGCCTCGCGGACCTATCGACAACTGTTGATTGGAGGAACTTCGACAGCGGTGTAAGACCTTGCTGACTGATGTAGAGCAGATCGCCGCCATACTTGACCAAGCATTTCTTCCCGATTGGGTGGCCGACGTAGTAGACTCCGACCAACGCCCAAGTCGCGCTGCTCGCGGGGTCGGTGCCTTTGTAAACCGCTAGTTCGCCTTCCGACGTCACAACAACAAAATAGTCATCCGAGCCAGAACCACTGTCCACAGTCCAGCTGCCGAAGGTTACTAGATACCCACCTTTGTTAAAAAGCTGACCTACAGGAAATACTGTCGCGGCTCCCGCCACTGCATCCGTCGGCATATACCAAAGGTTCATAGAATTCTTCTCTATAAACCAAACCCGACGCTTAAACATCATGATATTCGACAACGAAGTCGTAGCGATGCCGGTGATTGCATTGGCGCTTACGCCAGTGACATTAACCCAAGTAGCGCCATCGTAATTACGTAGATTATCAACACCATTAACTGCAAGTAGATACGAGGTCCCCGCTGCGTTGGTGAAATTGACCGACTCCCACTGCCCATTAGTGCAAGCATTAACAGCAGCGCCACATACGCCTAAACTTGTTGCATCGTAAATCCCCGTGTTGGTAGAGACGAATAGCTTCCGCGCAGTGACGGAGTTATACGGCAATAGACTCTTGGCATTCGCTGGTATCGCCGTAAGCCAGTTAATATATCCAGGTCTTAATGACACATCACTGGTGCCGGGAAAGATATTGTCCAGCACCACAGCGTCTAAGGGGTTCATTGCTGCGAGGGAGTCTCGCGCATTCCAGCCTCCCACTGGAGCTGGCACAGTCACCGTCTGCGCTGTGGCTTCGTTCTGTGGGATCGGCTTAGCAAGCGCCCGCATGTTTATGGCTCTTGGTCCGCGCATTAGACTGGGTAGTTCCCGCGCGGAACGAAGATGCCGGGTTGTAGGTCTTGTTGAGTTCCGTGTTCGAGATTATAGGGCCGCTTGACCTTATCCCTCGCAATCATGTTATTCACCAGCGACCAGTAAGCAATTTCATCTGCTTGATAGGGTAGTCCCTTGATCTGCTTCCAGCGATACATGATGCCTTTGCGAAGTATCTTTTCTGGAAACTTACAAACATCATCATCGGCGGTGAACGAGGCCTTAGCTGTGCCGCCGGAACTATTAACTGCGTAGCTGCTTGCATACTCGAATGCGATCAGACTGAAGGGGGTCGCGGGCGTCGGATTAAGAAAGATATGATCATTCCAAATTCGGAATTTGTAAAAAGGCCCGGGATTTGGGATAGCTTTAATAGCTTGCCACTCCTGTTCAGTCAATGGGCCGTAGAGAGGACGGCGGAGAGTCCGGTCGTAGAAAGTTTGTGGATAGGCCCACAAATACCCTTGCACACCAGCAATAGCACTGATGGCTCCCTGATCCTCCGCCGCGATCGAGGTGAAGGTAGCCTCGCGGGTAATTGCCTGAAACTTCGACTGATCGACTAGATCATCTAAGACTTCATTCGCAATCCCGTAAAGCTGCTGAACAGTCGTGTCTGTGCTCCCTGTAATCGAAGTCGGGATGTTAAGCGCATGAATGCGACAGTGGTCTTGGATCACAGACAAGAGTGTCATTTAAGCGTCCTCTTTTACTTTCGCCATAGCGTCGAGGCGGTTGGTCAATTCCTTGATCTGCGCGTCGCGCTCTTCATCGCGCTTCTTCAAGTTTTCATTTTCCTTGCGCAGGGCGGTTAATTCTGCCGCGACCTTGCCAGTGTCTTTGACCGTGTCCAGCCAAGCCTGAGCTTGCTGTTTGAATGCCCTTCCACCAATGCCGATCCGCGTCAGCGTAGCTTCATTCGCCGCTGCAAGGTCTTCCACTGTCCTCACATCTGCGTCGATGATCGTGCGAACTTGCGCGGGGGAGAGCGGCGGCCAAGTGAGAATAGGCGTGCCATCTTCCGGGAGTTCTTTGCCTTCCAAAAAGGCTTTGTAGCCAGCTTTGTAACCCTCCGCCCATTGCGCTGGGAAGCGTTCTTCACGAACCGCTGCTTCAATGTCTTTAAGCCATTCTTCCGCAATTTTCTCCAAACGATCCTTCGACCCTGAAGGCGTGATGATAGCATAATGAACATCCTTGGCCACATAATGACCTGCCTCGATCGAGGCTGTGCGATCTTCGACTTGTCGGGTTTCGAAGGTCACATACGGTGGGCGGGCTTCTTGACTCATGGGGCAGTCCTTTCAAAAGGTGTCTCGACGGAGACCATGGAGCAAATCTCCGCCGAGACTGGTTGCTTCGCTTAGGTGATAGCACCCTGCGCGAAAGGCCGGTTGAGGTGTGCGACGTTGTAGTAAACTGTCGCGTTGTTGTAGGTCGCGGTGACCGAGCCATTAACAGCTGCTGTGGTATTGGCGCTCAGGGTCACAACAGTGCCCGAAGGGTCAATATCCGTAACAGTCGTAGCGGCTGCGATGCCGGTGCCGGAGAGATAAACTCCGCAGAACCAGCCAACTGCGTTCGGCACGATCAAGCGGTTTGTGCCGCTGTTCGCAACGCAGTTGGCTTTCACCACAGTCGTTGCGCCAGCAGCAATGATGCGCGCATTGAGCACTTGCTTACCGGCACTATTTGCACCGCCTTGGCCCGCAGCAGCGATACCGAAAGTGGTATCTGCGGCTACTGAAGCTTGGCAGTTGACTGGAGTAATCCCGCTGATCTGAACCCAGATAAACTGCCCTGTAGTTGCGACCATAGTTGCAACACCAAGCATACGTCCGAGGTTCGCGGTATTCGGCACTTCAGTTGCGTCGTAGCGCCAAGCACCACTTGCAACAGTCGGCGTAATCACCACCAGACCATTCTGGCGGATCGAGCCATTGGCGCGGCAGTAGATGAATTCACCGCCTCCCCAATAGTTATTAACAGCCTCGACGATAAGTCCAGGCTGCTGGCGGCTTGTAGTATCTGGAAGCCCAAACAGCGCAAGCTGCTGAGTTCCGACAAGCCCGGTAGTTACTGCATAAGGCATTTCAAGTCCTTTCTTTTCCGATCTGGATAAATCTAATTACCCCGATCTGTTTATGCCTTCATAACCAGCTGAAGTCTCCGATTGGTGCAGGACAAGTTGCCCATCCACAAGACCGGAATGACCGTAGCGTCTTGGTTATAAGGTTTCATGTCCTCTTGGATCGAGAGGTCAGCGTCGGAGTGAACAACCAGCTCCATGTAATCCGTCATAAGGAAATACATGTGAGCCGCCGGAATGCCCGAACCACCATCGAAGATCACATCGGCGTTCTTATACTTCAGGCTGGTGAAACCACCTGAAACTTCACCAGCTGAGGTATAGCGCTTAATTGCTACCTGCGACTGCTCATAGAACGTGAAGTAGTCATTCGACGAGATGATGATATCTGGCTTGTCATCGCCACGGACTTGGTTCAACCAAGCGCCAAGCATGAGGCTTTCAATCGTCGTAGCACTTGGCGTGATCGCACCACCACCCTGCAACGGAGCAGCTGCGGATTGCACCGCATTCTGCCAGAAGTTCCAGGTGGATGAGTCGATACCTCCGACAGTGCCGGTGCCAGCGTCGGCGACAAGAGCCTGCAACCCGTTGATCTGGTTAGGCAAGGTGCCGTCACCGTAGAGATCGAACGAGAAGTTGTTCTTGAACGTGCGCATGGCGTTTTTGATGCGAGCCTTTGCGAGGCTAACAATCTTGTTATCGCCGTTGTTGATACGCAGTTCGAGGCCCGAAGCCACCACGTTCAATGCAATCTGCCGCCACTGGTACTCTGCCGCGGTGATCACATCACTCTGTTGGATGTTCAGAACATCATAGCCAGAGTAGCGCTGATAGGTGCCATTCGCGTTGTAGTCAAGCGGCGTGGTAATCGTAAGCCCGCCGCTTTCCTTGCGCGTATTGCCCTTCGAGGAAATCCACTTATAAAGTGCATTGTTCCGCGAAAGGTTGTCCTTCACATCTTTTGAGTGGTTCCGCCATGTGGTAGAGACCAGCTCGGTGAAGGTTGAACTAGGAGTCGCCATTGTTTAACCTTTCTAGAGTTATCCCTGAGCGCGGATGCGTTCAAGGGTTTCGTTGAGCGTGTCATCTATGCTTCCAACGGCGATCGTTCCATCGCGCGACTTTGCTATAGAGGTCACATTTGCGCCTGTGGCTTTGGCTACTTTGTCTGCGCGAGCTTTCGCCGCAGCCTCGTTCTGGGAGACCTTCTCCGCCGTCAAACGGTCGATCTCTTTCTGACGAGTAACTGGGTTTGCGTAGACAGCCTTGTCATAGGCATCTTCGAGTGACGTAGCCACTCTGTTCTTCAGAAGTAGTGCTATGTCTTCGGCTACTTCTGAGAAATAAGGATGAGCAGGATCGGAGGCGAAAGCCTCTACGTGCTTGGTAAATTCTGCGCGCCGAGCTTCTTCGGCAGAAGTGTTGATCGAGGTCAAACCACTTTTCAGCTGCTGAATTTCATTTTGCAAAGCCACGATCTGTGGATCAGGCTGAGAATAGTTGCTCAGCTTTGTAACGAGAGCGGTGAGGTCGATTCCATAGTGCGTAACGAGCGTGGAGGCAATCTCTAGCTTCTGCTCCGGCGTTCCACGAGCCAGTAGATAGTGATTTGCAGCGAAAGATTGAAAAAGCCCAACCGGATCGATTTGCTCCGCCGCCAGAGCGGCGCGATAGGGCTCGACAACTGAGTCATATTTCGAGCCAAGTTCTGCCCTTTCCCGATATTGTTCCAAGCCCTTAAACATATCCTCTTCGCGCTTCAGTATCTCCTGCTTCGCGCGCTCGGGTATCGTAGCCCATTCCTTGATTGCATCGGCCGTCCAAGTTTTCGGTGCACCGATCGCTTGCACTTCTTCCGAATTCTCGGCAGCTGGATCACCCCCTTCCTCGGTTATAGCAGGCGGAGTCTCGACAGCGGGAGTGGATGAAGCTTCCGCCGGAGTCTCCGCCTGCTGTTCAGTCTCTTCACCAGACTCCGCTTTCTCCTGCCCGAACAAGTCCGCGGAAATCTCGGCCAAAGCCGCTTCGGTGTCGAGGTTCTGAACCTCGGTCTCTACAATCTCTTCATCCGTGGGCATTCTTACTTCCTTTCAATCGCGAGATCAACGCCGCTTTCGAGCTCATTGGCGATCTTTTCTCGCTTGTCCGATGGCATAGACCAGAAGTTCTTCTCAACTGTCTGATCTACTGACTTTTCAAATGCTGCTTCCTGTTCTGCGATACGCTTTTGTGCTAGTTCCTTTTCACCAGTTTCGAAGACCCGACAATCTTGCTGGCGGAGGTTTTCTTCATGCTGGCGTTTGGAGCCGATATACTTCCCAGTGACTGGGCAGGTATAGCCAACCTGCTCGACACTGAACATAGGCGCAGATATGACGCGATGAGCGGTGGTTCCGCAAGCACAAATAATAGGTGCTTCGAAATCAGCTAGTTTTATCATGCGTTCGAACTTATGGCCATCGAGGCAGCGGCAGTCGTAGAGAGGCATCAGGCGGACTCCTTCTCTTTTTTCTCTTCCTTGGACTCGGAAGCTTTCATCTTCGCCGCTTCCATTTTCTGCGCATGGGTCTGCGCCTGGAGTTCGGCTTTCAGTTTAAGCCCTGCGGATTGGATGGCTAGTTCGGCTTGCTTGATGGCGAGTTCCTGCTGCGCAATCTGCATTTCCATCTTCATCAGCTGTTGCTTCTGCTCGAACTCCTGCTTGGACAGAGCCATATCCTGCTGGGCCTTCTGCGTGGAAGCTTGCATCGCGACCTTCTCAGCCTCAATCTTCAACTGCGCATTGGGGTCAGGTGGCTCTTGCTGAGGCTCGGGGGCTTTCATCGCCTGCAAGCTGTCTTCCAATTCAGTGCCGAAAGTAAACCGGCGGGAGATGGTCAGCAACATGGACTTCGCAATATCAAACGGCATAACACCCTTTTCCATCAACGGCGCGATGCCATTGAGGAATTGGCTAAGTGCATTCAGCAACTCTGCAATGTCTTGCTTGTCCTGTGAAGCTTCTGCATCAATCGTGCTGTTGGTCTCGATATCGACCTTATACCCACGCAGCTTATCGTTCTTCAACAACCCGAGAATCTCTTCCCATGTGGGCATTTGAAGTGCCTTCTGCACAGCATCCGGCAACGGCTCTGGCTGATTGCCCGACTGCTGGGCCGATTGCATAACCATCTGCTGAGCCTGAGTGATTTGCTGTTTCACTGCCTCGGTCAAGAATGGCAACCCAGTCATCTGAGCTATAGTCTCTACATCAAACTTCGTAACTGCGATCTCAAGCATAATCCGCAGATTGTCGCGGCAGAACCTCTGAACCTCCTTCTGCAACTTCTTCAATCGCAAAGAGCCCCATTGGTTCTTAATCTGCTGAGCGGTGGCGGTTTCGCTAGCGACTGAAGCTCCGCGGAGAATGTCGGAAATACCCGTAAGCTCATAGATGACCCGCTTGACCTGTTCTCTCTGCTGGTAAAGCGCCACAACCGTATTCGCCAGCATGTCCACTGGCATGATCCAGATCATCTTATCGACCCCAGTGCCATCGGGCATCGAGGGATTTTCCACCGGAACTAAAGTATTGTCCTCGGACTCGAGAACCTTTTCAATCCCCTCGACAGTGGAGTTATAGAACCCGCGAACCTTCAGCGCACGGATCATGGCCTTCAACCGGCGGGTGATCTCATTCAACTCCGCAGCTTGACTCTTATACTGTTCATAAAGCGGCGTCGGAATAAGCGTCGTAATCTTCCGCATGAAGTTCAATGGCTTGGAGATGGGGAAGAAGTTAGCCAATTCCAACGGATCATCAACAACCTTCAGCGGACCTTTTTTATAAGCCTGTGAGAAGAACATGACCTTCCGCGAGGACTTATCCCAGATTTCAAAAACCTTCGCCAGCTTCACGCCAGTCAATTGTTCCTTAGTCTCCGCCGTATTGGCTTCATTATCATCCTGTGGCTCGACCAACTGTGTAAAGTCAATCATATCCTTCACATCGGGAAAGTTCTTCTGCATCTCTTCTTTGGTCATGTCCCATTCGAAGCCAAGCCACGGGACTTTCTTCCAAGTCCGTGCGTAGCCGTGGAACATCTTATCCCAACGGACGCTCTCACCATACACTGACTCGGAGTAGTCTCCGCCGTCTTCATACTTATAGCGCGTAAGCCCACGATTGGTGACTAAAGTATCAAGCACAGCCGCCGAGGTCAACTCATCATAGTTGTCACAATCCTCGCTCTCCGCCTCGATCAAGAACTTCAAAAGTCTTGTGGAAACTTCTGCCGCAGCTTTTCCAACAGGATCGGCGTCCTTGAAACGTCGCGTAACCACTGGAATTGGCCGAGCATTATATACACTAGGAGCCAGGACTTCTGTGTTTGAATAGAGAATATTAAACGGCACTCGGTCGGGATTTTTGGCTTCGTATATATCAACACAAGCATTCCCCAGTTTGCGGTAGGTTTTCTCCCGCTTCAAAGCATCTTCGATCTTCAACATCCAAGACTTATAGATGCCTTCGAGTTTCTCTGGCGATGCGTCTTCAATAGGCATTTTCTAATTCCCGACGAATGCGGTTGGACTTGTTCCGTTCAACCAGTTGATTAAATGTCATTTGAGATGGATGCAAGGGCAAACGTAGACTCTCTGGCACGATGGGAGGAGCGGGCTTCCAAGGGCGGGACATGACTGCGTAGCGAGTCTCGTCAGCTGCGTGATCTTCGCCGTCGGTGTCGAGGTCTTCGGTGTCCTTATCATCATGCTGAAGGGTCGGCAACGTGCGAATAGTATCCTCGCAACAATCGAGGAAATAGATCATTGGAAGACGGACCATCTCTCCGGTGGATAGTTGAAAGTTATCTCCAACAAGACGCTGCCTAAGTGCTTCCCATCCCGGCTGACGTTTATTATCAGCTCTGCGCCATCTGCATCGGGCCATTGTTTCAGCGATGGAAGGGCCACCATTTCGGATAAAGATAGAAGGGTCGGCGACGGCATAGCGTATTCTCTCGTCTCTTTCCATGTTGAGGATTTCTTTTTGCACCTCGCGGGCGGTCATCTTCAGCCCGACATTGGGTGCACTCGCGCCATACCACTCTCTATACTTTACCAAAGCCCCTCGAGGGAAATCACCCCAAAGCCCATCAGCAATAGCATACCAGCCGACACTAAAAGGCCTAGAGCTCCCCCAGTCGAAAGCCCTAAAGCGAATGGTTTGTGGAGTAGCCGAGCGAATGAGACTCGCGGGCCTGACATGATCTTCCTCATTGAATTCGTCAAAGAATGCTCCGTCGACAATATCCCAATTGCCTTCGAGCCACGCCTTAACTAGTGCTTCCGAACCTGACTGCCGAAGGCGAAGCACATAGGTCGGGTCATTCCGCATGAGAAGCACATTGTCGCCAAGTTTCGATGGTATAAAAACTCTCTGCAATGAGACCTTCTGCACTTCGCCTTCTATTTCGATATCACATTCTTCAGTAATAACCTGAAACCCTGTCTTACAAGGGTCTATATACCGCTTCTTAACCCAGTTATGGCCAGGGCCGCCGGGATTACCAGTGAGGCGCATACCCACAGGGACGCCAGAGCCGCTACGCAGAGTAGCCCGTAGCTTATCAATAGGACTAGGCGAAGGAAAGTTTGTAACTTCTTCCACATATACTCGCGTGTAATTGTGGCCCTGATACTCCTCAGCATCTGAGTCACGCTCCAGATAAACAAACTTAAGTCGCGCCCCATTGGCCATTCGCCATTCAGCTTTTTGTTCATTGTATCTCGCTCCTATCTTCGGGAATATTTGCTTAGTTCGCGCGATGACTTCTGCCAGCTGTTTGAATTTGCGCCGGACGAAAATGCCAATCGCCTCCTCGCCATAGGTGGATGAGTGTTGTAGCCAGTCGCCGATGGAGCTTTCTGTTTTCCCACCACCTCGCGCGCCGCCGTAGAATACCTCGAATATTGGGCATTCTAACAGCGCGCGCTGAGGGCCTTCTTGCGGAGACCAAAGGACAGTTGGCTCGGTCATTAGTAGGCTGCCACCTCGGTCCAATCTACAGTGATTGCCGCCGTCCAAGTTCCTGTTCCCGGAACCGCTACCGAGCGCACAGAAAAGCCTTCATTCTGCACGAGCGTCAGAGGGTGCTCGCCATGCTCAACATCGGCCTCGTAAAGCAAAGTTCCCGGCGGGATGATCTGGCCATTCAGGGAGGCGGTAATAGGCCCCGGCGCGGCAATGCTTGCCTGTGCATAGGTTTCAAGCGTCTTTGTGCCCGCGCCAAGCGCCGCCGTGGTGGCAATGCGAATATCGCCCGCCGCGACAAGACTTGATCCCATGTCCGTGCGCTTCTTGAGTAATGCCGCCGGAGTGATTGCCGTGCCGCCTGTGCCTGCCGCTGACCAGCCGGTTGACTTGATAAGGTCGATCTGCACCGGAACACCCGCCGCAAAGAACGTGGTCGAGACAACCGCGCTGATCTTGACGCCGTTAATCACGCAGATGCGTGTGGCGTCCGTCCATCGAAACTGGAATATCTCCGAGTTAGCCGCAAGCGCAGCCGGGAGAATGCCGGTAAAGCCGCCGTAGCTGTATGCACCTAAGGAACCGTGGTCCATCGGGCGGACAGTCACCCTCTGCGCATTGAACTTCGCCCCATCGACCTCTACTAAATTGCCGCTAAGCCCTTGAACTTCGATTGCCATTTAATACCACTCCCAACCAACTGTGAATTCTCCGAAAAGTCTTGTGCCCTTGCCACCAGTAGGTGCTGGGCGAACTTGATTAACCCCCGTTCCCGGCCCTGCAAGCCTAGTCATCTGCCATGTTTGCTCTACTGGTGTGCTCTTAGTATTCGTGTTCTTTGCGTAGATGGTAAAGCCAGTTCCGGGGATAATATTGCCCACCATTACGCTTATAGTCTCCAGCCAATGCTCATCCGCTGAGTGATCGGGCGTGGGTATGGCGGCAATCCAAGCCTTTACCATAGAACCCGCCAGAATGCCTGCTTGGCCAGTGATAATGGTAGAGGCGCTAACACCACCAGCTCCGAAGTCCACGGTCGTAAGCCCACTGGTTATGACTGTGCCGCTGCCACCTCCGGAAGCAAAACTAGTAACCACATTACCCTTAAGATAATAAGGCGTGTCAGTAAGACTATCAACTACTAATGGCGTGCCTTGGCCTTCAGTGCCACTGAACAAGGACACTGGCGGGATGCCATCATAAGTCAATACCCACTTGATCATCGAGACCTCAACCTAATAATCGACGGGCATTTCTTGAAGTCCCGTGAGCCGCAGACGTCCATATGATAGGCAGCCCGCTTTCCCCAATTGTCCTCGATCACGATATACTTGCACTTGTAAACCGGATGCGTCCAAACCCAGGGCGCACGAGGATCCTTCGGTGTGGCAAGCGCAAGAAGGATCGAGGCGATTATCATTGGTGATGGTTGATTGTTGCGGGGCCTTTGGACGTAGCGGGCAGTTGAAACATACTCGCCGCCGTCGTCGTGCCATATGAAAGTCCGAAGTCCACCTGCGGCGCACGAGACGAGTCTGGCGCGTTTTCCGATGTGAGGCCGCCGATCATTCTCTCGGCTGAGCCAATCGTGCTGCTGTCGCACTGGTGGGCTGTCTGCCCCATGATACCAACGCAGAAGTTCTGCCACTTCATGAACGTCGTATCATCCCACGCGCCGAACCAGTCATTATGCAAGCTGGCACCATTCTCGACAGTGCAGCCGCATTTCGCGGCTGCCATGTCATCCGATGAAAGCCGCCAGTTTCCATAATCTGAAAACCCGCTATGTGTGAATTGCGCCTTGATGATGAGCTGAGGCAATTGATACCAGCCGTTAGGACAAACATCGGTTCCAAGCGTATTATCATGAATTTTATAGTGCATATGCTTGTAGCCGCCAGGAGACCAAGGATTTGTTCCATCCCAACAAGGCGGGGCGTCAATCTCGAAAAGCAGATTATCTGTTCCTGCTGGGCATGTTCCCGTTCCGAGTGTTGCAAAAGCGTCTGCTCCACCAGCAGTTTTAAGGTATGGAACTGAGTCTCCCGTCGTCGTGCAAACCCATCTATAGGGCCGCGCCATAGCAGAGTATCTGCCCGCCGTTCCCGGCTGGGCATTGGCGGCGGCGATTTCCGCTGTGACAATCGCGTTAGTCGGATCATCCATCGGATAGCCCGAAACGTAGCGTAGGCCTCTTGGAATGCGTGAGACGCTTACATTCCCAGATCCCGGATTTTCCGTATAATAAATTACTGCCAAGTTCGCTTTAACAACGTAATTTTTGCCGTCTGCGAACGGGTTTGTCTTGATCGGACATGGGAACCAATATCCTGTTCCGTTCAAAGGCCCGCCAGCTACTGCCGCCGTGCCGGGGTAGCTGTTGACTGAATTTCTCAATCTCGAAAATGTAGAATAAGCATTCGTGCGGGCATTCCCAAAAAACTCATGGCAGTGAGACGTTCCCGGCAATCCATAATTTCTAATGGGATCATCGAATAGAATGTGAGTGACATTGCCCGCTGATCTGAATTTTGCCTCGGGGCAAGCCACAGGGACCGTTGTGCAATAAACTACGCCGGAGGCGGTTAGCCATCCTGTAGAACTTGAGGAAATATCAGCGGGCATTCCGCTTGCGACATAGGGCGCGGTGCCTCCCCATGAATTGGACCCATCACCCAAAACGTTCGGGGTCGATCCTGAGGCATAGGTTACTGCTACAGGAACGTAATCCGGCACGTCTGGCGGCTTGGGGAATGTCTGCGCATTAGCCAGAGCGGGGATGAAAAGTGCCGCAAGGGGCAGATATTTGAGTTTCTTACCCATATGCCGTGTATCCTGAGCTAAGTGAGTGGGTGAATGCGTTCTGTCCGAAATTCGCGGTCAGCACGTCGTTTGAGAAAGTCCCAGCGTAAGCATACCATGAACTAAAAGAGAGGCTGGTTAGCTGCGTGCCGTAGGCTGAGCCGTTTCTATAAAATTGCGCTGTCCCGCCTGCGGTATCAAATTCTAGAGTGATCACGTCGCCCTGCGCCCAAACCGCCAAGCCTGTTTGAACCGCCACCCCGCCTTTGAAAATATCGCCGGATGTAAACGCGACAATGCCGAGCGAATTAGTTTTGCCGGGAGCGGGGAATATGGCACCCGGACCAAAAGTGGTTGTCCCGTCATCTAGCCCGACAAAAATTTGCTGAACCTTGGTTGTGTAGGTAACTTCAAATTGTTTCTTGCCGGTTTTTGCGGCGGTAGCGCGAACAGGGCAGTTAGTCCCGACGCCGTTGGTCCCAGTTCCAACAAGTTGCGGGCTTCCGCTGACTGTTACGTATTGGGATTTTGAAGCGCCGGTTGATGTAGTCCAGACCGTTGATGCCGCTGAAATTGTGTCTGTCAGGACGTTTGACCAAGCCGAATTTGTCCCCGATCCAGGGCCACTCGCACCGTCGTCGATTTCTACGCGAATCCGCATGTAATAGAGGCCACTCGGCTGAACGAATGTCGGGAATGACCCATCAAGCGCCACGATCTCTGAGGGCGTTATCATCTGGGATATTTCTTGCGTGATGGCCCCGAAGGCGTTCGACGTCTGATCGACTTGCAGCCGCCAGAAATATCCCGCGTAGACAGAACCGTCGATTGTGGTTGACCATGTAAGCGGGCTTGCCCCAGCGGACGATGTGCGGGCGAGAACCGGCGCGGTGATAAGCTGTCCAGTAGCTCCAGCAACAATCCCGCTGTCGGTAAAAGTGCCTTTCACGCCTCTTGCCCAGAAGCTAGTAGGGGCCATTTGTGTGAGAAGTTCCATTAGATTTCCGCCAGCTTCATATTAGAGGGCTGCTCCAGCGGATTTCTCGTCGCTGTGGAGCTAAAATTTGCGTGTTCAATCACTTGCCCATTGCCGCCACCATGAGCTTTGGCCCAATCTTCCGCGGAAGTGGCTTTCTGTGGCATTTGAACGATGAAATTGTTCTGTGTATTTCCGCCGCGGTCTCTTGCACCAAAACCAAGTGCTTTTGAGGCAATTTCAAGCCCTTTTAGTGCAATATCCGCGTTATTTGTATCTTCCAATTTCTTCGAAATCACATCGATCGAGTGCATTGCGAGCCCTCGAAGCCGCTCTTCAATAGTGGTTACGAGAAAAGGGTCGGTGATATCCTCCCTCCGCTTCGCCAATGCGCCTTGAAATGCGTCGGAGCCAATAATTCGGGAAATCCAAGCAACTGTAACACCAAAGCGCTCTGCGAGGACGTTCTGCTTAATCCCGGGATCTTCAATAATCATGTCGATCATGGCTTCGTGGGTGTAGCGAACCTTCGCAATCCGCGAGTAGCTCTGATCGTAGCCTTTCGCGGCCGCCAGCCCCTGATATTTCGGATGATCCGGCGGGTAAAGCATGCGCTGGATTTGCTCTTGCACCTCATCAGCGGTTGCTTCTACGAAGCCATCTGGTTCTTGTGCGTCCATATCCCGATCTCTCTATTTGGGGCGGCGGGGCGGAAGAGTATTCCCCACGAAAATCTGCCCTATCTATGCGCGGAGGCTCGCGCGCGGTCAAGCACAATCCACTATAGCTTGTATTTCCGCCCGCCATAAATCCCGATCCCGATAACTTCTCCAATCCCGATCGCATTACTATTCTCCTTTTTGGAATTTCCCGATGGAGATTGGATAGGTGAATGCACAGGGAGCTACTATCCCCATAAACACCCCGCTAACCCCACCCCGCCTTCGGGAGAGCCACCCCGGCTTGATCGTGCAGATGGCTTAGAATTGTCGTTAGAAATCAATGGGATAGAGCCTGGGTTCGGGGTAGATGCGCGCGAATAGCGCAATGATGCGCGTGGGCGTGTTGGTAGGAGTCAGGTATCAATGCAGATGGCAGTTAGGGCGTTTGCACGATTGACTGGAGTTCCAATATTTTTTTTTCTCGAATACGGGCAGGTAGGTAGATGCCATCTGCATTGATCCACGATCCATCCAGATACGTCCGGCGACATGCTAGCGACACGGCAGGAATAGGCTAGTGGCAGGGAGTTAATCGGGGCAGACCATGGGGCAGGATAGGGCGAATGGCGGGCAGGGATAGGGGCAGGGACATCGCTGCGCGAATTTAGGTATCAACATGCCATTGGCGCGGATCGGTGGCTGACGGGCAGGACATAATAGGAACGAATAGACAGATCGGAATAGGGGCAATCATGGGACAAGAAAAAACCCGGCACAATGGCCGGGTTTTAGGTTAGGAATAGTTTGCCGCCAGTTAGTCGCTGAACCAATCGCGGGCTTCTAGCCATAGCAAACAGGCCAATAGACCTAGCTGCAATGCGATTAGGGCTTTCAGGATATAGAATATCGTTTCGGCGGAAACATCGGGATAGATGACCATTAGATAGACTCCCTAGAAACTGAGGTTGACAGATCAGCCCAGCGACAGCCTCGCTCGTCCACAATAGCGAGTGGGCCACGGCAAGTTAGCAATAAACAACTGCTATCAGCATAACGCCAATAGCCGTATACGCCAGCACCAATAGGTTCACCTAGGTGCATAGTATATTCATCCGCTGGAATGTATTTGTGTGAACCATAACCGGCACCTTCACCAATTTCGGCAAAACGATCAGCCATTGTGCTAGCCATTAGATTATCGCCCCATTTGTCACGGCAATAACCTTCAACCAAAACGGCCATACGATATGCGATAGACATAATGATTGCTCCGAAAAATGGGGCTGACATTTCCGCCAGCCCCTAGGTCAATTAGTCTAATTCTGCCAGCAATTGATCAGTATCAATCGCTACTGAATTGGTCTGACGTTCGGATTTGATCCGTTCAATCACCTTGGCGATTTCAGGATTAGTGCGCAATGCCAATTGATCCGCGCGGGATTTAGCATCATACAATTCACGCAGCTTCTCATCGGTAACAGTCTTCTTCTGTTTCGCCGCCAGTGACTGCATGACTTCACGATATGCCATCCAGATCAGGCCTTGCACCGGCGCGCCGGACTCACCGGCAGGTTTATTCCAATTGCCAGCAATCAGGCGGTCGGCAACGGCCTTCATTGCCTGATATTTATCAGACGGCGTTGCGTCCTTCCCCAGGGCAGCGGCGTCGCTGACTTTCTGGATGATGCCATGCAGCATTGCGCGGCGAGTGACTTCATCTGCCAGTTTGCTAACGTCCAGTTCAATAGAACCAGTGCCAGCAACGATGAATGACAGATTGTTGTCGGTCAGTTCAACCGATACGATTGCGTTTTTTCTAGCCATGATATTTAGACTCCATTTAGATGCCGACTCGGCGGAATTGCGTCACCGGCAACACGCAATTTAATGGCGGTGGCGATAGTGTCAAGTCCCTAGGGAAAATAAATTTGCACTAGTGGCAATCCGCCGACGCGCAGCGCCGGGGCAAACCATGCTCTTGGCCATTCCATCTATCCCCATCACCAAGCAATCAGCAACCATCAAACCCGGTTTCTCATAAGCTCGGTGACTCGATTTATTGCCGGAAAATGGGAATTTTGGTAGGCTTTTGGGGATTCGAATAGCCAGGAATTAGGTAGATCGGATTAAAAGGGTTAATTCCGATCTCAATAGCCAATGTCTTACCCATTTTCCGCCCGTTTGGCATTATATACTTCGCGCCTGAGCGTGTGCGCGCGTAGCCAGATCGTTGCCGATTGTCAATACTCTTTCATTAGCTTAGCAGCATCTAATCACAATCGTAGCTCATGATCTCGAATTGACATCATCCCCATATTGATACAATGTCAATTGTCGATCAGCGACATTTAATCTTAGGAGACTACAATGGCGAAGACAAAGACCACAGACAATCCCCAGGCTCATCGGCCTGATATTCAAGCAACCGGCGGCTATATGGTCGCGAAAGCAGATTATGACGCAGACTCGTTTCGCGTGATCGGGGTTTATACTTTCCAAGCCACTGCGGAAGCAGTGTTCTTCGACCTATCAATCACCGAGGGTGAAGGAAAGTTCCTTATCCCAGTCATCGCAGCAAACTAAGTCCGCTAGTGCGCAGCACTAGTCCCAACCCAACCTCCAGCGATCATTTTAATTCGAATGAGAATTGGACCTTGGGTTTAGACCGGCGCTGTGCACCGGACGAGCAATAGGAATTAATCGGATGAAGCCTATTACACAAGAAAACCGCATTTATCTTGCCATATGGCGCAAGGCGTTGGAGAAGGGCGATAGCATTATATTAAACATGGAGAATAACTCCCTTGCCATGTCCGCGCGAATGGCGATGTATCGAGCTATCCGCCCGTATCGCGAAGGGAAAGACTTCGATCCAGTGCTCGCGGAAGCCGCTGCGAAGTTCGTAATCGTGCATCAGAAGAAGCCACCTGCGTTGATCTTAACCCTGCGGAAATCATTATCCGCGGCTGAAGCCATGATGGAAGAATTAGGCATGATCGCGGAAGACCTTCTAACCCCCGAAGAGTTGGAGCAGAGAGAGCGACTGCTAGCAGCGCAGAAGGAAGGTCCTATTGTCGAACGACCCTCTACACCTTTCTTCAATCGCGAGAACTGAGATGCCTTATCATTTCAAGCAACCGAATACTTTCAAGCCAATATACAAATCCGCATTGCTCTACGCGAAGGTTGATGGCACTCGCATAATGCACTTCAACAGCGCGGGCGATGCAGAAGCCTGGATGGAACAGCTGCGCTACTTCCGCTGGTGTTGTCGGCACCCAAATTGCACGGATCAGGAACTTCGTGCTTTGGAAACCGAATATGCCTTCCGCGCGAAGCTACTATCCGGCAACGTCGTAAAAATCATTTGCAACCCAAAACGATTGTCAATGCTGATTGAGTTAAATCCGTGGATTAGCGAATTGGCTATGGAAACCATTTGACTATGCGCGCTCGTTAATCCATATTCATTTTACGGATGGCAATCCTGCCTTGCTCCGTAACAGATGATCTAATTTGAAAGGTAATTGAAATGGCTGAAGTAGCTGCAAAAGTTCCCGTCACTATGGAAGACGGACGGGTCGTAGAATTCTCCACAAAGCAGAAGCTGGCGAAGACCTCGACCATTGGGGAAGATGGTTCGGTTTCCACCCGCTTCGATTTCCGCAATGGTGCGGTGCGTAACTTTACTGTCCCGACTGACCTGCTCCTTCGCTTCGCTGCTCACGGCGTCGAACAGAAGCTCGGTGACAGCATCGCAGGCGAAACCGATCCTGACGATTGCGTCGCTTCGATGGACGATCTTATCGCCAGACTCTCCGCCGGTGAGTGGAACGTCAAGCGCGCTGCTGGTGAGTTTGCCGGAACGTCAATCCTTATGAAGGCTCTGATCGAGGTATCTGGAAAGCCCGCCGAAGCCATCAAGGCCTATCTCTCCACCAAGACCGCTGCGGAAAAGCTGGCTCTCCGCCGCAGTTCGCAGCTGAAGCCCACGATCGAGCGCTTGGAAGCCGAGAAGGCCTCGAAGTCGAAGAACGCAGTCGATACCGACTCGTTGCTCGCGGAACTGGGTGATCTTGGCGCCGACGACACTTCTGCCAAGGCGAAAAAGGCTTAGTCCCCCCGAGCCTTCGCCCTAGGGTGAGGATGGTTTAGACTCCTGCCTCATCCCGAACTAGCCCGATGGTAAGCATCCCCCGCTGCCATCGGGCTTTTTTGTAAGGGGAATAGGCATTGGATATTGCATTTCAGATCGGAATGTGCCATATTATCCAGATCGGATTGTCCGATGCTTAAAGGAGTCTGAGAAATGCCTAGATCACTATCCACCATAGCGAAGGATATTCGCTCCGACTGGACTACAATCACGCCTTATGCGCGGCCATATCTCAACGCTATGTTGTCGCTGGAAAGCATCAATGATAACTACTTTGCCGACAGCGCAAAGTCAGTAGTTCTCTATTCCCTCTCCAACGCAGCTTCATGGCGCGGCGATGTTGCGCGGCGGATCAAAGCCGAACTGAAGGAGATGGTGAAGTGACCGACGACCTCGACTTTCTCGCGCAATTAGATGCGGAAATCTCCAAAGTCACTATAAAGTCCAAATTGGAAGCCCAGAAGAAAGCCGCGTTGAAGCTGACCAACAACGCTCGCGCGACACTACCTTCCCGCCAGCGCGCGCGAGAGGAGCTGATCGAAATCGAAAAACTCCTCTCCGCCATCATCTGGACGCCCGTGGCTTCCGTCGCACTATTCGCAGAGCAATCCTGCAACTACTGCGCATCGAAGCATCGGATGTTCCTCCAACACATGCAGCGGGAGACTTCTGGCAAAGTCGCTCCCACGACTCGCTGGCGGCGGGTTAATCGTCCAGAACCTGGCCTTCCGCGCGAGGTTCTAATCCAAAAGTCATCAACCCATATGTGCGTGGATTGTTGCTCGGATTTCGACTTCTCATTCGCCAGTGGCGAAGTTAAATTCGTCGATGAGTCGCCATTCAGCATAAGCGCCAACTATCATCAGGAGGAGATCGACGATGTTTGCAGCAAATGATGGCAAGGGCTTTCAGATAACATTTGCCAATGGGCTTACTGCTTCCGTTCAATTCGGTCGCGGATATTCTTGCGCAAATTACAACATCGGAAGCTATAACAACGCCCCACCTTGTCCCGACGCTGAGATAGCCGCTTTCTGGAAAGACACTGGCGAGTGGCATCACCCTGAGGATTGGGACGATGAGGTGCTTGGTGAACAGACACCAGCCCAAGTTCTTAATTTTCTAAACTGGTGCGCAGAACAGGAGCCAGCTAATGGGCCGCTCGAAGAAGATTGACCGACCTTACCACCTTCAAGTCCGTATCCCAGAGTCCTTGGCTCTGGCTGTGGACTTGGAACTTTACAACGAACTCGAAGCCCGAGTGCCTTTTGGTGCTCGGGGAGAGTTGATCGCGCAGCTATTGCGTGAATGGCTGCAAGCAAGAGGAGTAGTGATATGACTCAAGAACGTCGAATGACTTATCGCGACTATATGCCGCGTACTTCGCGCATTGATCCGGCCACTGGTAAGCCAGTCTGGCCACTGCGGATTATTGAACAGAGGAAGGAAAATTCTCGTGGATGACTATAGCTATCGGAGCCAGGCGGAAACTGGACGAATGACTTGGATGCAGTTTATAGTCGCATTGGTGAAAGGATTGTGGAGATGACCAACCCCACGCGCGATGATGCGCTGATAGCGGAAGTGGCTCGGGCGATCAGCCGCAAGGTCGATAGCTTTGGCGACACGGAGCGCACTGAACAGCAACGGGCGGAACTTGAGTGGCCTAGATACCGTGAACACGCCAAAGCCGCAATCGACCTGATCCTCGCCCGTGAAAACTGGACGCCAACAGCCAAGCCGGATCGGTATGTGGTTGCTGCGCGGGAGTTTCTTGCGGCGTGGTATTGTAAGAGCCATGTTGATTTTGGGGATCAAGCGATCCGTGGATTGTTTGACGACAAGGAAAACTTCCAAGCAGCCGCCGCCGTCCTTCGCCGTCATTTCGAACCGCCGAGCGAGGTGGTTGAATGGGCCAAGAAATATAAGGAATACTGCCGCACAGCCCACAATCTGCACATAAGCGACGAGAAGGTTATGCTTATGAACTTCATCCTGAAAGGCGATGTGTGATGGGCCTTATAAACCTTTGGCGCAAATTTTGGCGGCGGGAAGGGCGAAATTTGCCCGGCTGCGCTCTGTGTTACGGAGACGCAAGGGGAGAGTGCATCCGAGTTGGCCGTTGTATTTTCAACAAGGAGCTTTCCCAATGACCAAACCAACGGCTGAACAGCTAGAACTGGCGCTCAAGCCCTGCCCGTTTTGCGGGGGTGAGGCGGAAATGTTTGAACGGTGGTCGCGCCTTTGGATGGTCAAATGCGGCGCCTGCGGTGTCTTGCTTGACCCTGATGAGCGAAGCCAAGAAGCCTGCATCAAAGAGTGGAACCGACGCCATACGACACCAGAGATCGCGGCCATGATGAGTAAGCATGTCGAGAATTGGCCGGAGCATAAGAAGCTGTCAACATCCATCGCACTAATCGACAAGACGATAGCCGCTGCGCTAGAAGTCCACCAATTAGAAGCCTTCGCCCGCCACCGTCTCGCAACAGAAGCCCGCATGGCTGCGGCTGTGGAGGCTGAACGTGAGCGGTGCGCGCGGATCGTTGAAAGGCGGGTGGAAGCGCGGTTCAATGAACACGGAACCCGAGAATGGGACACGAACGCCACTTATTACCAAGGCGACATGGCCGAGATTTATGAGGCGCTTGACGAAGAAGCCGACGAAATCGCCGCCGCTCTCCGCGCACTGGCTAAGGAGGATTCGTGATGAGTGAAAAGTCTCTTAGCAAGCGCGCCAAATGGTGGCGTCAAGAGCAACTCAAAACAGAATTGGTCGATACCAGCCAATGGCCAGAGCGTTGGCAAAAATGGTGGAAAGAGCGCATCGGATTCGCGCGCGCGGCGAGCACGGGACGGTAGTCGAATGTATGATCTGATTGCGACATTTGGTGCGATCCTTCTTGGTCTGGTTTCGCTCGTCGTACTGACCGTATTCCTCAGCGTTTT